GTCGTCCGGTGCCCAGGCCGATACATCAACATCGAGGGCCGCAAGAAGTTCCAGTCGCTGATCCGCCACTCGAAGGACGCGCAGCGCAGCTACAACTCTCGGGCCTCGGACATGATCGAGCGGAGCGCGCTCCTGCCGAAGGCGCCGTACCTCGTCACCGAGGCGATGATCAAGGGCTACGAGAACGAGTGGAACCAGGCGAACGTCGCCTCCCGCCCGTACCTGCCCTACAACGTTGACAAGAACGCTGAGGGCGGGATGCCCTTCCGCACGCAGCCGCTCGACCTGCCGCAGGGCGCTATGGCGCTCGCGCAGATGTCGATCCAGGACATCCAGGCCACCATCGGGTACTTTGACCCGGCGCTCGGTAACGCGGAGGACATGAACCGCGTCTCGGGTAAGGCGCTCGTGCAGCACACGAAGCGCTCCGACCTGGGCAGCTTCGAGTTCATCGACGGCTTCAGCTCCGCGCTGCAGCTCACCTGGGAGATGATGGTCGACATGATCCCGTCCGTCATGGACTCGGAGCGCGTCGAGCGCATCATCGGTAACGACGGCGTCGAGAAGATGGTCGAGCTGAACAAGGAGAACGAGTTCACTGGCGACATCATGCACGACCTCTCGAAGGGGTCCTACGACGTTGAGGTTGTCATAGGCCCGAGCTTCCAGTCCGCGCGGCAGGAGGCGCTTGACACGCTGATCTCGTTCGCTGAGGCGATGCCGTCGGCGGCGCCCGTGATCCAGGACCTGATAGCGAAGAACATCGACTCACCGGACGCGCAGGAGATGGCGAACCGTCTGCGGATCCCGCTGATCCAGCAGGGCATCGTGCAGCCGACCGAGAAAGAGAAGCAGCAGGGCATCGGCTCGAAGAAGAGCCAGCAGCAGCAGATGCAGGAGCAGCAGCAGCAGCTGGAGATGCAACTGCTGCAGGGTAAGGCGCAGAAGATGGGCGCCGACGCCGCCATCGCGCAGTCACGCGCCAAGATGAGCCCGGTGGAGCAGCAGAAGATCCAGTTCGAGACCGCCGGCAAGCACCTGGCGAACATCAAGCTGGCGCATGAGATCGGCGGCGACGCGCAGGATCGGCAGAGCGATCAGCAGTCCGCGCAGATGGATCTCGCCGCCAAGCACGTCGGGAACCTGCAGGACCTGGCGCATCAGCAGCAGCAGCACCAGGCCGACCAGCAGCGCCAGATAGCGGAGAGCCACAACAGCCAGCGCCTCGCGTTCGCGAACGAGCAGGCGGAGGCGGTGCGCGAGCAGCAGAAGCACGAGGCCGAGCTGCAGCGTCAGGCCCGCGCGCACGAGCTTGAGATGCGGCGCATGCACGAGAAGCACGCGCTGACGATGAAGCACCAATCGGAGTTGAACGAGCAGAAGGTCGCCGCCGCTAAGGCGATGGCCGCTGCTAAACCCAAGAAGCCAAAAAAGGCTGCTTGATTTTTGTCGATGTCTGGTGAGACCGCCTCGCGCAAGCGTATTGCGTGTAACAGGAGACAATCATGCCTTTTTCCCGCGCTGATCTGGAGAACTATGAGAAGCAACCGCAGAAGCAGGTCGACGACAAGTTGAACCCCTTCCGCGGCGCCACCCCCGCCCGTGTCGCTGACGCAGCCGCAGTCGCTGCTGTCGCCGCGGGCCAAGTTGATGCCACGCCTGGCGGCAGCGCTGCACGAGCAGCCCAGGACCCGTTGGTCGACGAAGAGGCCCCCATCGTTGACGAAGACGGAACACTCGGCGACCCGACCGATTCGGGTGAGGGGACTTCGGACGAAGACGCGGACCCGTCCACCGCAGACGTCGACCCCAGCGATGAAACGGATCCCAATAAGGACTTGACCGGCGAGGCAGATGACGAAGAGGCGTCACCAGCCCGGCCGGCTCCTAAGAAAGGATCTGCTGAGGAACGCATAGTAGAGCTGAACGATCTGCTCGAAGGCACGAAGATATTTGGTAAGCACATGCAGACCCAGCTTAAGGACGCGCTGGCGGAGCTGGAGCGGTTGAAGGGCGGTGGTAAGCCCACTGTCGAGCAGACCGCAGCTGCAGGTGCTCCTCCTGTTGTGGAAGACGAGCCGATGCCCGACCTGTCGGACCCGGACATCGCCTTCGACAATGACAAGTATCGAGCCAAGATGAAGAAGTGGACGAAGGATCAGGCCGCCATCGCGGCGCGCGAGATCATTCGTACTGTGAACGGCCAGGATGAGGCGGTTAAGCGCCGCGCGGTAGTCGAGAAGCGAATCGAAGAGTTTGCGAAAACGCACAAAGACTACACGGCCGTCGTCACGAATAACCCGGTACTGGCGCAGAATCAGCTCTGCCCGGACGCCGGTATCGCTGTCGCTCAGTCCGAGCACGTCGCTCGACTGCTGTACGAGTTTGGGAAGGACACCCCGCTGGCTATCCGCACAGCGAAGATGTCCCCGGCCCAGCAGTGCATCCAGGTCGGGAAGATGATCGCGAAGATTGAGGCAGAGCAGTCCGCTTCAGGATCAAAGCAGAACGGCTCTAGGCCCGATGCGCAACCAGGGCAAAAGAAGTCCATCACCAAGGCGCCTCCTCCCCCCACCCCGACGAAGGGTGGCGGACGGCCGGCCGAGCGGGATATCGTCGACCCTAACATGTCGATGGAAGAGTTCGCTCGACGGCACAGAGGAAGCAAACAGTCAGCCCGCGAGACAGCTAGGAAGATGCGCGGTCTGAACTAAATAAAATCGGAAAGGAATAATGGCTAACTCACTCATCACCGCTCAATGGGTTGCTCGCAAGGCTCTCGTCCTGCTGCACGCCAAGAGCAACTTCACGGGTCGCACGAACCGTGACTATCAGAGCTTACTGCCCGGACCCATCAACGGCGTCATCCTCGGTCAGCAGCTCTCGATCCGTCTCCCGTTCCAGTACACCCTCCGTACTGGTCCGCAGATGAACGCACAGAACTCGGTACAGCGCTTCGCAACCCTGCTGGTCAACCAGCAGCTCGGTGTCGATATCAACTTCACCTCGGTGGAGCGCGCTATGTTGCTGAACAACTTCGAGGAGCAAGTGCTCGAACCCGCTATGGCGCGTCTCGCGGCCGGCATCGAGAACTTCACCACGGGCCAGGTCAACAACGTCCCGAAGTTCACGGGCGCCTTCAACACCACGGCGACCTACGACCAGCTGCTCCAGAACGAGCAGTACCTGACGGAAGCGTTGGCCCCTGAAGACGACCGGCGTACGTTTACGGCAACCCCGCAAACCTCGCGCTACTTCGTTCGCGACAACAAGGGCCTCTTCAACCCCGAGAGCACGGTCTCTGACCAGTGGCTTGAGGGTGTGATTGCGGACAAGGCCGCGGGCTACGTCTGCTTCCGTAACACGAAGCTCCCGACGCACGTCATCGGCTCCTTCAGCACCACGGCGGCCCCGGTCGTCAACGGCGCTGGTCAGTCCAACCCTGGCGCGGGCAACGCGTTCGTTTCCACCTTCACGCTGAACACCAACGGCTGGGCGTCGGGTCTCACGACCCTGAACGCTGGCGACGTGATCAGCATCGCTGGCGTGAACGAGGTTGACCCTGAGACGAAGGCGTCGCTCGGTCGCCCCAAGCAGTTCGTCGTGACCGCGACCATCAGCGACACCGCTGGTGCGATTGCGATCCCGATCGCCCCCGGCATCATCACCGGCGGCGCGTACCAGAACGTTGACAACGTGCCGGCGGCCGGCGCGGTCATCAGCGTGTTCGGTCAGAGCGGCGCTGCCGCGATCTCCGCCCTCAACGGCGCGCTGATCAAGCAGTCCCTCGGCTGGTACCGTGACGCGATTGTGTTTGCGAACCCCCCGATGCTCGACCTCAGCCCCCTCGTCAAGATGACGGCTGCGGAGGCGTTCGAAGGGTACAACATCCGCTTCGCGCAACAGTGGGATCCGTCTAACGACGTGCTCCCGGCTCGTCTCGACTCGATCGTCGGCGCCGTGCTCGCTTACCCCGAGCTGGCTGTGCGGAACATCGAAGTCGCGTCAGCTGCCTAACCCATAGGAATATAGAAAATGAGCAACATTCAAGTTGGTTATGGGCACGGCGACGTGGTTGGCGTTCCGTTTGACTTTTACGCGGGTGCAACCCTAGTAACTGGTTCGACGATCACGATGCAGACTGGAGTTTTGGTGCTGGTCCCGACCACCGCCATCTCGTTGACGATCAACCTTCCGCTGAACCCAGTGGACGGCGCGCAAGCGCAGATCAGCAACGGCTCCGGCAGCATCATCACGCTGACCGCCGTTAACGCTAACACGGGCGACTCGTTCGTGGCTGGCGCAACCGCACCGACTGCTCTGCAGGTTCCGGGCGCGGCTGGCGAGGCTACCTCGACCGTGCGTTACGTCTACACTCTGAACGGCTTCCAGCCGGCCAGCGGTGCAGCCGTGAACCCGCGTACCTGGGTCCGCGTGCAATAAGAAGAAATTGCTCCGCCGCCCTCACCCGGTAGGAGCTTAAGGTGAAAGCCCACCTGTTTAAGTAGGCTTGACGAGGCACGGAGAGACGTCCCACTAATTTTTAAAGGGGCGCTGTGACAGCTACCAACCAGCAGATCATCACCGAAGCTTTCCAGAAGCTAGGCGTCGTACGCGAGGGCCGTCAGCCGACGGCTACGCAGTCCGCCAACGGGATGACGATCCTCAACGACAACCTTCTGACGCAGATGCGCGACGGTTGGGGGAACATTGGCTGGTACCCGCAGACAACTGCGCAGCTGAACAGCAACGCGCCCCTCAAGGACGAAGATATCGGCGACGTGAAGTGGGCCCTCGCCGGCTGGCTCTCCGTGCACTACGGCATCACGATCCCACCCTCGCCGGACCCGGTCAACGGCTTCGATCTCGGCGCCCTGATCTACCAGGCGATGCGGCGCCTCACGAAGCGGTACCTCAAGTACACTGAGTGCGACCTCGGAGAACTCTCGCGACCGCAGGGCGGCCCGTGGGGCGGCCCGAACTGGCTCTAAGAGATGGGCATCGCGCAGCCGCAGGTCATCCCGCTCCCGCTCGCCTCCTACCAGCTCGCCGACCTGCGCGCTGGCTCGAAGCGCCTGATCGGGTGCTACCCGGAGCCGGCCCCGCAGACGCAGCCCGACGACATGCGGGACCAGCAGCCGGCCTCGCTCCGGCGGTGGCCCGGGCTCTCGACCTTCACACCGAGCGGCCTGACGAACCCGCTCCGCGGGATTTGGGAGATGGCCGGCGTGGTCTACGCCGTCATCGGGTTCGACCTCTACACGGTATCGAGCGCGGGCGCTATCACGCTGGTGCCCGGCTCGTCGAGCGGCATCATCGGGAACGGGTTCGTGCGGATGACCGACAACGGCGCCTGTCTCGTGGTGCTCGTGCCGGGGACCGACGTCTGCTACACGTACACCCCCTTCTCGGGCGGTGGCGGCGTGCAGCAGCTGACGAGCACCTTCTTCTTGAACCTGGGCGGCGCGCTCGACTGCTGGTTCGTCGACAGCTACATCGTGTTCCTCGCGAACAACAATAACGGTAACGGGTCGTACACGTTCTTCAACGACGACGGGCGGCAGGTGTCCGGCAACGCGCAGATCACCTTCACCACCGCCGCCTCGTTCAACCGCCAGTTCGGCACGGACCCGTTCTACGCGATGTGCGTCGACCACCGCGAGATCCTGATGTTCGGGTCCCGCTCCTCTGAGGGCTTCGTGAACACCGGGAACCCGACCGGGACACCCTTCAGCTCGGCGTCCGACACCTACATGACGTACGGGGTGAGCCCGCTCTGCCCCTACAGTGTCGCGCTCCAGGACAACTCCGTGATATGGGTCTGCAATGACCTGACGGTCCGGCGCCGTAACGGGCAGACCCCGACACGGATCTCGACCGCGGGGGTTGAGGCGGTGCTCTCGAACGCAGCGAAGAATAACCTCCTCACCGGCACCTACGCGCTGACGTCGCCGGCCGGGGGCCCGACCTGGAACGGGCACCCGTTCTACGTGCTGACGATACCGCTCGCCGAGCGGACGCTGGTCTACGACTGCGTGACGCAGCAGTGGTTCGATCTGGTGTCGGTGCTCGACGGGCAGGAGATACAGTACCGCGGCCTCTCCTACTTCAACGGCTTCGGTAGGCAGCTGATCGGTGACTCGGAGAGCGGCACCATCGGGTACCTGGACGACACCGTCCAGACTGAGTTCGGTAACCCGAACGCGCCGGTCGTGTGCGCGTTCACGACGCAGCCGCTCTACAACCAGAACAACCGGCAGACCGTCCGCCGCGTCGAGTGCGTGGTGACGGCGGGCGCGGGCCCCACGCCGGGCGTCGCCCCGCGGATCAGCCTCCTGCTCTCCGACAACTGGGGGCAGACCTACGACGTGTCGGGCGACGACTCGCAGACGCTCGGGGTCCCGGGCGACACATCGAACCGCGCGATATGGTGGAACCTTGGGCAGTACTACAGCCTCGTGATGCAGTTCCGGGTGACGGACGCGTCCCCAACCTTCACGGTGGACGTCACCGCGGCGGTCGAGCCCTGCAAGTGGTAGCGTGACGATAGTACTCGCCTCGAAGCCCGGGCTCTCCAGCACGACGACGCTGAGCATCCCGAAGACGTGGGACCCGACCTGGTTCCGGAACCTGATCAGCAACCAGCTGAAGGGCGCGGACGTGCGGAACGCGGACGGCGTGAACGGGATCGTGGTAACGGGCAACATCGCGAGCCCGTACGCGACGATATCTATCGGGGGGACGGGCCCGGTCACGTTCACGTTCCCGGTAACGATCAGCGCGCCCGCCGGCACGGTCGGGCTGACGATCAACGGAGCCTCCGGGCAGGACGCGCTAGACGTATCGGTCGGCGGCGTCGCGCACTTCAAGGTTACCTCTACCGCGATCCAGGGGTACGGTCCGACGGCGGCGGGGCTCGTTGATATGACCCCGGACACGGGCACCTTCACGGGCACGCTGACGGGGTGCACGACCTCGCCGACCGCCACGATGACGTGGACCCGGGTAGGTAAGCTGTGCCTTCTCTATCTAAATGGCGCGCTCACTGGTACGTCGAGCGCTACGACCATGACGATGACGGGGCTCCCGGCTGAGATCCAGCCGGCGACCCTCACCCAGTACTGCCCAACGTACGTGGAGAACAACAGCGCGTACGTGATGGGGGTGTGCGCCGTCTCCGCGAGCGGGACAATCACGTTCTACGCTGGGGTGCCTGGGACTGCGTTCACTAACGCGGGGACCAAAGGCTTAGCCAACACGACGGTAGCGTACCTACTGAACTGATGACATGACGACCCTCAGCTGGAAACTTTCGACGATGCCCGCGCAGACCCCGGAGTACTGGCTCCTGTTCATCGACGGCAGCGCGTGCACCTCGCTCGCGAGCCAGGCCCCGTACACGGGCCCGGGCACCTACAGCGTAGACCTGACGCGGCTCGACAAGGGCTCGCCCGTCCCGACCGACGGCGCCGCGCACCTCTACAGCGTCGCGCTCGTCGGACAGAACTCTGTGGGTCCCCAGTCCGCAGCAATTTCAATAACGCTGCCCCCTCCCGCGATCGTCGCGGTGCTCGGGGCGCAGCAACTTCCGCAGGCCGTGTGGCCGGCGGCTGACTCTGTAACGTTAACTTAAGGGTGAGCTATATGATGAACCGAGACCAGCACACGTCGGACGAGCCGCAGCAAATGCTCGCGCAGCACATCGCGGCGGCGCTGAAGGATCACCCGCACGCTGAGGTGCGCGTGAACCCGAACGTGCAGGCGCCGATACCGCCGCACATCGCCAAGAACCTCTTGGTGTTCTTGCAGCGCGCGCAGTGCACCGGGATGGAGTCTGTCGCCTGGGTAGAGGCGTACCAGTTCGTGCAGCAGCAGCAGGTTCCGCCAGAGCCGGGCGTGCCGTTCGGCGGACTGCCGCAGAAGGGATGAGATGTCGATGCTGAAGTGGACTATGGAGTCAGCGATAGCCGCTACCGCAGTAGCGATCACGGCAGTAGGTAGCGTCTACACGACGAGCTACCACTGGGGGACCGTCAACCAGCAGATCACCGAGCTGCAGCAGAAGAACACGCAGACGGAGTCACACGTCGCGAAGCACGATGATCAGCTGGACAGCATCCAGCAGCAGAACGCCGCGATGAAGCAGTCGCTCGACGACATCAAGGACACGGTGCACGACATCCAGACGCAGGTGAGGAAACCATCGCATGGCAATCACGAGTGAGACGCTGCTCGACCCCTCCATCCCGCGCCGTCTCGCGGTCGACGTTGACGCCGCCGAGGGCGACAGGCTGACGGCGTACCAGGACGCCGAGGGTAACTGGACGTGCGGGCGCGGGCACCTGATGCCACCCCCCGCGCCCGGTAGGTCGTGGGAGGGCTTCACCGTTATCCAGTCGACCAGCGACCGGTGGTTCAGCACCGACCTCACGAACGCGATGCGCTTAGCGTCGCGGTGGCCGGAGTTTGCGTCCTGCGACACCGATTGCCGGCAGAACGCGCTCCGCGAGATCGCGTTCAACTTGGCGCACCGCTGGGAGGGGTTCCATCGCGCACGCGCGGCTATCACTGCCAAAGACTGGCAGACCGCGCACGACGAGCTGCTGAGCAGCGAGTGGGCGGCGCAGGTCAAGGGCCGCGCTACGCGCATCGCGGACTATTTTCTGACCGGGGAGTACCCGACATGAGTATTTGGGACACTGTTGCCGCGCCGATCATTGCGATCATCAACAAGGTCGTGCCCGACAAGGCTGCGGCGGCCGCCGCGGTGGCGACGCTGCAGCAGATGCAGGTGCAGGGCGCCCTCACCGACGAGCTGAAGCAGCTGGAGTCCGTCACCTCCGCGCAGTCCGACGTCGACAAGGTGGAGGCCGCGTCGACGAACGTGTTCATCGCCGGCTGGCGCCCCTTCGTCGGCTGGGTCTGCGGTGTGGGGCTCGCGATGTCGTGCATCATCTCGCCGCTCTTCACGTGGGGCTCGGCGCTGATTGGTCACCCGACCCCGTTCCCGAAGCTGGATGATCCGCTCCTGCAGTCGACCCTCGCCGGGATGCTCGGGCTGGGGTACGGGCTGCGCACGTACGAGAAGTTTAAGGGTGTGGCCGGGCAGCACTAGATGGTTGCAATCAGCAACACCGCGCTAAAGCCATCGCAGGCCGTGGGTGCCGGGTCGGCGTCCACCTCGGACCCGACCCAGTCGGCCGCCTTCGAGAAAGACGCGCAGACAGCGTACAACGACATCAACTCCGGCAACTACGCGGGCGCGTGGAGCGCGGCGCTGGCTACGTCGCCGATGTTCGGTACGAACTATAACTCGGCGACCAAAGACCCGCTCCTCGACGCGCTCGAAACTAGCCAGGGCCTGCAGGCGTTCGACCCCACCAAGAAGTGGAACAGCTCCTCGATCAACGCCTACTATCAGGCGTTCGGCGCGAACCCGGTCTTCAACGGCAACCAGGGCTCGAACATGGAGTCGCTGGGCAAGAACCCGTACGGGCAGTGGGGCTCAGGCTCCGCCGTCACCAGCGGCCACGACGCGCAGGTGAACGAGCAGACGCAGGGAGACAACAGCGCCCCGGACATCGCGCGCTTCGCCGGGCAGCGCCCGACGCAGAGCTTCCTCAGCAAGTACGGGGGCACCCTCGCGACGATCGCGGGCGACATCGGCGGCTCCTTCATCGGTGACCCGGTCCTCGGGAACCAGGTCATGGCCGCCTACGACGCCACCCAAGGGAACTGGGCCGGCGCGGCCGGGAACCTAGCCAGCTCGTTAACGCCCGGGCTAGGTCAGGCGCTCGGCTCCGCCACCGGGCTCAGTAACGTCGCGAGCGGCGCCCTCGTCGGTGGCGGGCTCGGGGCCGCTACGGCCGGCATCAGCGGCGGGAACCCGCTGCTCGGGGCGCTCGGCGGCGCGGCGAGCGGCGCGATCGGCAACTCCGGGATCAAGGCGGGCGTGAGCGGTGCGGTAGGCGGGGGCGTCCTCGGCAACGTCGCCGGCTCCGTCGTGCAGGGCGGCCTCAAGCTCGGGGCCGGTATGGCGGTCGGCGCTCTCGGTAGCGCGATGACGACGCAGCCAGCCGCCAAGTCGACGATACAGCCGACGGGGAACCTGCAGAGCAGCGTACCCACCAGCGCCCTAGCGCCGTCAGCGGGGGGCGCGCAGCCCGTCGGCGTGAACATCACGGGCGGCGCCGTCCCCACCGCCCAGCAGGGACCGATAGCGGCCCAGCAGAACAACACCTCCAGCCTCCTCGGTGGGCTGGCGATCGGTGGCGGGATCGGCGCGCTGGGTAGCGTCCTCTCCGGGAACGGCAACAGCGCCAACACGGGCGTGGGAAATATAGGTAGCAACAGTATGGCATCAAGCACAGACACATCTCTCGCGAGCACCATCACGGGCGCGCTCCCCGGCCTGCTGCAGGGTGCGGCCGGCGTCTACGGCGCGCAGAACGCGGCCCAGGCGATGACGCAGGCCGACGCGAACGCGATCGCCACCCAGCAGTCGACGCTCGGCAACATCAACAACATCTGGAGCACGCAGCAGCAGCTCGGCCAGGGCGCGGACACCGCGCTCGGGTCCGCGCTCGGCACCAACGGCCAGCCCGCCAACTACTCGAACTTTGAGAACATGCCCGGCTACCAGTTCGCCGTGCAGCAGGGGACGCAGGCGATCCAGCGCCAGGCCGCCGCGATGGGCAGCGCCTACACACCGAACACCGCCGCCGCGGTCGGCCAGTACGTGACCGGGACCGCCTCGCAGGACTACAACACCTACATCAGCCAGCTGATGGGCGCGGCGGGTCTCGGGACCACCGCGAACCAGGGGATCGCGACCCCGACCTACCAGACCGGCGCCAACATCAGCACCCTCCAGCAGAACCAGGGCTACGCGCAGGCGTCCGGCGTCTCCGGGAGCGCGAACGCGATCGGCGGACTCTTTGGCGCGAACGGCGCGGGCACGAGCTTGCTCGGGGGTGGTGGATCGAGCGGCGGTGGTGGCGGCGGTGGCGGAGGCAGTGGCGGCAGCGGTGCTGTAGGCTACGGGCCTACGCCCGGCTATAACGGGTCGGGCGTCTACAGCGCGGGCGCCACCGGGGGCGGCTCGGGCGTGGACGATAACGGCAACTTCTACGACAGTAATGGCAACCTCCTCGCCGCGGGCGAGACCCCGGACATGAGCAGCCTCGGGAACCTCACCCTACCAGACGTGAGCATACCGACGGACGACGTTGGGGATGATATCGGCAGCTCGCTGTGGGGTGGCTAAATGAGCGACATTCCTGATAGCGGCTCATTCAACCTGGGCCTCGCCAACATCGCGTCGCAGAACTACGGTCCGACGGCGACCGCGAACCAGGCGAACACGAACGCGAACACGCAGCTGCAGCAGCAGCAGGCCCAGGCCGCCGCGATGCAGAACCAGCTCACGAAGGCGCGGATGCCGTTCATCCTCGCGGGCCTCCACAGGATGGCTACCGGGGAGGACGATCTGTCTGGCGTGGGCGGGAGCGACAGCGCGCCCGCGAACGGTGGCGGCGAGGGCGGGGAGCCTAAGGAGCTTACCGACGCGCGCAACAACTCCGGGACCGCGGAGAGTTCTATCCTTGACCCCGGCGCCATCGAACAAAACTATCGCCAACATTACTACATCCCACCGGTCCCTCCGGGAGCCATGCGCGCGCTCAATGACGCGCTCCTGAAGGACCCCACCGACGCGAACGGTATGGGCCCGAAGAGCGTGATGGCGCGTATCGACATCTGGAAGCAGCAGCGCGTCGCGCAGGTGCAGCAGAGCGCGCGCAACGACTTCGACGCGCTCTCGGCGGTGACGGACGCGGATTATGGGCAGGCGATGAACGTGCTCCAAACCTCGCACCCTGAGGTGGTGGCCGCCCTCAAGAAGAAGTTCGCGGGCGACCCGAACGAGGACCGGGACGAGGATGACCAGGCCCGGCTCTTCGCTGCGCACGCGGCCGGCGCCGTCCACCAGTACACGGACCGCAAGGCCGTGAAGGACGAGGCGGGCGTCTACCGTGACGAAGCCACCGGTATCCCGATCCCCGGCGTCGAGCAGGTGGGGCTCTCGACGGAGCAGTACATCAAGCTCGCGCACGAAGCGATCACACCCTCCGTCGACATGCCGGACGGCAACGGCGGCTCGATCAAGGTCGCGCCCTGGAAGGCCGCGCAGATGGCCGGCGCGAAGAACATCAACGGCCCGGGCGACTGGATCATGCTCCAGGCGCAGATAAAGAAGCTGCCCGGCGCG